GTGCTAATCGGCTATGTCAGGGTATCAACAAATGAACAAAATACCGATCTACAGCGTAACGCGTTGCTTAGCTCAGGATGTGAGCAGATATTTGAAGATAAAATAAGCGGAACCAAGGCGCAGCGCCCTGGTTTAAAACGGGCGCTGAAGCTGATGGAGGAGGGAGATACGCTTGTGGTCTGGAAGCTCGACAGGCTTGGGCGTTCGATGCGCAATCTGGTGTTATTGATTGAAGAACTGCGGGGGCGGGGTGTTCACTTCAAAAGCCTGACCGATTCGATTGATACCAGCACGGCGATGGGACGGTTTTTCTTCCATGTGATGGGGGCGCTGGCTGAGATGGAGCGTGAGCTGATTGTCGAGCGTACGCGTGCCGGGCTGGCTGCTGCACGTGCCCAGGGGCGCATTGGTGGGAGGCGGCCTAAACTGGCGGTTGAACAGTGGGAGCAAATCGGGCGTCTGCTGCAAAAGGGTCACCCTCGTGCTGAGCTGGCCCGCATCTATGATATCTCTGAAAAAACAATTTATAAGCGTTACCCGGCTCAATCCCTTGTTGTATCACCCACAGTAAAACCCGGATAAATAGCCGTATACCGGCGCTCGCGGGACAATATCACTCACCCCAACTAACGGAGTTAAACGGATGAGTGATTTTCATCATGGTGTGCAGGTTGTCGAAATTAATGATGGCACCCGCACTATTTCAACAGTATCAACGGCCGTTGTCGGTATGGTTTGTACCGCCAGCGATGCTGATGTCGCGATGTTCCCGCTCAATGAGCCGGTGCTGATTACCAACCCACAAAGCGCTATTGCAAAAGCCGGTACTAAAGGCACGCTGGCAAAATCCTTACAGGCGATTGCCAACCAGTCTAAGCCGGTGGTGGTTGTCGTGCGTGTCGAAGAGGGCACGGGCGAGGATGAAGAAGCGGTACAGGCGCAAACCATCTCTAACATCATCGGTACGACCGATGAAAACGGCAAATACACCGGTATGAAAGCGCTGTTAACAGCGAAAGCCGTGACCGGTGTTAAACCACGTATCCTCGGCGTACCGGGGCTGGATACTCAGGAAGTGGCCACTGCGCTGGTCTCTGTGGCGCAGAAACTGCGGGCCTTTGCCTATGTTAGCGCATGGGGCTGCAAAACTATTTCTGATGCTATCAAGTACCGTGAAAACTTCAGCGCTCGTGAGCTGATGATCATCTGGCCTGATTTTCTGGGCTGGGATACTGAAACCAATTCCACTTCAACCAGCTATGCAACCGCTATTGCGCTGGGCCTGCGTGCCAAAATTGATAACGACACCGGCTGGCATAAAACCCTGTCTAACGTCGGCGTAAATGAAGTGACCGGCATTAGCGCATCTGTCTTCTGGGATTTGCAGGAATCTGGCACCGATGCCGACCTGCTGAACGAAGCGGGTGTGACAACGCTTATCCGCGCTGACGGCTTCCGCTTCTGGGGCAACCGCAACTGTTCTGATGACCCGCTGTTCCAGTTTGAAAACTACACCCGAACTGCGCAAATCATTGCTGACACCATGGCTGAAGGCCATATGTGGGCGGTAGATAAGCCGGTTACCGCCGTACTGGTTCGCGACATTATTGACGGTATCAACGCTAAATTCCGCGAGCTGAAAAGCGGTGGTTACATCATCGATGCGAACTGCTGGTTTGATGAAGAAGCTAACGACGCTGTGACCCTGAAGGCCGGTAAGTTGTTTATTGATTACGACTATACGCCAGTGCCACCGCTTGAAAATCTGACCCTGCGCCAGCGCATTACCGATAAATACCTGGCGAACCTGGTCTCATCCGTCAACAGCAAATAAGGAACCTGAACAATGGCATTACCGCGCAAGCTTAAACTCATGAACCTGTTTATTGACGGGGTGAGTTATCTCGGTGTCGTGCAGTCCGTTACGCTGCCGAAATTAACCCGCAAGCTCGAAAATTACCGTGGCGGCGGCATGAACGGTTCCGCGCCGATTGATTTTGGCCTGGATGACGATGCGCTGTCGGCTGAAATCTCCCTTGGTGGTTTCCCGGATGACGCTATCTGGTCTCTGTATGCTGCTACCGGTGCGGCGTCCGTACCGCTGCGTTTTGCGGGTTCTTATCAGCGTGATGACACCGGCGAGACTGTCCCTGTTGAGGTTGTTCTCCGTGGTCGTCAGAAAGAGATCGACCTGGGTGAAGCGAAGCAGGGTGAAGAGACTGAATCGAAAATCTCCCTGGCATGTACCTACTTCAAACTGACCATGAATGGCAAAGAGCTGGTGGAAATCGACACCGTGAACCTGGTTGAAAAGGTTAACGGTACCGACATGCTGGAAGCCCATCGCCAGAATATCGGCCTGTAATATTTTTGCCCGGCCAGCCTGGCTGGCAGGGCGCTTTTTACACTGAATTTAAAGAGACTATTTCATGGAAAAGACGAACGAAAATAGCGTTGTGCTGAATACCCCGATTAAGCGTGGCGAGCAGATTATTTCCGAGATCACCCTGCTACAGCCAGTTGCCGGAACCCTGCGCGGCGTTAGCCTGGCATCGGTTGCCAACTCAGACGTTGATGCGCTGATTAAAGTGCTGCCGCGTATGACGATGCCATCGCTGACAGAGCAGGAAGTCGCCGCGCTGGCGCTGCCTGATTTGTTGACGTTTGCCGGTAAGGTGGTCAGTTTTTTGTTACCGAATTCGGCAGCTTAAATTTCCCGAAGAATATGATGGTTGACGATCTGATGGCGGATATTGCGGTGATTTTTCACTGGTCGCCGTCAGAACTCTTTCCTATGAGCCTGACCGAGCTCATCAACTGGCGCGAAAAAGCGCTACAGCGAAGCGGAAACACGAATGAGAAATAGCCTTGAACTCGAAGTGCTGCTGAAAGCTATTGACCAGGTTAGCCGACCCTTTAAGTCTGTTCAGGCAGCGAACCAATCGCTGTCCGGGGATATCCGCTCGACGATGCAGACTCTGCGTGATTTGAATGGTCAGGCAGCAAAAATCGACGGCTTTCGTAAGTCCAGCGCGGAGCTGGCGTTGACTGGCCGAACGCTGAAGCAGGCAAGACAGGAAACTGCGGCACTGGCGATACAGCTGAAAAATACGCAAGCCCCGACCGATGCCCAGACACAGGCGATGGGGAGTGCGAGAAAAAATGCCGCTGACCTGAAGGTTAAATATAACGAACTTCGCCTGTCGGTTCAGCGTCAGCGCCAGGAACTGAGCCAGTCGGGGATTAATACCCGTAAGCTGTCGTCAGACGATCTGCGGCTGAAAAATAGTATTAACGCAACGACGGCCCAGTTTGGTCGTCAGCGTGAAGAGCTGGCGAAAGTCAGCGCGCAGCAGACAAAATTCAACGCGGTTAAAAAACGTTATCAGGCAGGTAAAGAGCTGGCCGATAAGGTGACTGCAACAGGGCGCGCTGCAACTGGCGTGGCCACTACGAGTGCGCGAGCCAGCGTGAAACTGCTTAAGCCGGGTTACGAACTGTCACAGAAAAATGCGGAGTTGCAGGCGACGCTGGGAGTGGCAAAAGACTCGAAGGAAATGACGGCGCTGCGAACCCAGGCGCGCGAGCTGGGGGACAACTCCGCTGTCTCTGCGGTGGGGGCGGCCAGCGCTCAGTTGAGCCTCGCCAGAGCGGGCGGTTCTCTTCCTGCTATTCAGGCGGCAACGCCGGTCGTGCTGAATATGTCGCAAGCAAATAATCGTTCCGTGGATGAAAATGCCGGCTTGCTGATGGATATGAAGACGGCGTTCCAGCTTCCCGACAGTAACGTTGCCCATATTGGTGATGTTATCTCTATGGCGATGAGCAAAAACGCAGTGGGCTTTGATGACCTGAGCGCGGCGCTGACCTATGCCGCACCGGCGGCGCAGAATGTAGGTGCCAGCATTGAAGAAACCACGGCGATGGTGAGCGCATTACATGATGCAAACATTTCCGGTTCGGAGGCAGGGATTGGCAGCCAGAAAGTGCTTGAGCGTTTACTGACGCCAGACGGCAAAGCGAATGACGCGCTTAATCAACTCAACGTTAAAACCACCAATGATAAAGGCGAGGTCTTGCCTGTGTTCACCATTCTGAAAGCATTGCAGCAAAGTTTTCAGAATAACAATGTGGGCGCTGAGCAGCGTACTGAGTACGTCAAAACGATATTTGGGGAAGACGCCAGCCCGGCGGCGACAACGCTGCTAACCGATGCCTCCACGGGCAAGCTTGATCAGCTGGCAGCGATGCTCAAAACCTCTGACGGTAAGACGGATGCGCTGGTCAGTGCGGTGCAGGATAACCTGGGCGGCGACATGCAAAAGTTTCAGTCGGCTTATGCGGCAGTCGGTACTGACTTGTTCGATCAGCAGAATTCATCCCTGCGCGGCCTGGTACAAACGGCGACCGGCTTTGTTCTCCAGCTCGACGGCTGGTTGCAGAAAAACCAGGCCGTATCGGCTTCGCTCTCCTTTGTGGCCACGGCTGGCCCAATGCTGATGGGCGTGATTGGCAGTATTGGTCTTGTTGCCGGTCAGGTTATCAGTGGTATCAATATGATTATGCTGGCAGCGGGCGTGGTCGGCCCTATCTTTACGGCGGCGTTCTCCGGTATTGCTGCGGCGATAGGGGCCATTACCTTGCCTGTGTTGGCGGTTGGCGCGGCGGTGGTAGCCGGTGCGTTGTTGATTCGTGCGTACTGGGAGCCTATCAGCGCCTTTTTCTCGGGCGTGATTGAAGGCGTGATGGCTGCCTTTGCGCCAATCGGGGAGATGTTCACTCCGTTAACCTCCGCCTTTGCAGGGCTTGGTGAGAAGCTGAGCGGCGTCTGGCAATGGTTTAAGGATCTGATTGCCCCGGTTCAAACGACTCAGGATACGCTCAATAGCTGCCGTGATGTTGGGGTGACCTTTGGCCAGTCGCTGGCCGATGCGCTTCTGCTTCCGCTGAATGCGTTTAATAAACTGCGCGGTGGAATCGATTGGGTGCTGGAAAAACTGGGCATCATCAATAAAGAGTCCGGCGCGCTTGATGAGACGGCAGCAAAAGCCAACGCCGCGACGCAAAATGGGAGCTATTCCCCGCCAGCCAGCGCGTATCCCGGAAGCTATCAACCTGCGCAGCCTTCTTTTGGGCGCTCCATTGTTGATCAGAGCCGTAGTGAAATTAACATCACGGTCGCTGGAGGGGATACGGCATCGGCTAACCAATTAGGCGAGAAGATCCGTAGCGAGCTTGAACGGTGGGAGCAGAGCAAACAGACGCAGAAGTTCTCAGATGCACGAATTGATTTTGGAGTTTACTCATGATGCTCGCTCTTGGTTTATTCGTTTTCATGCGCCAGACGCTGCCGTATCAAAGCATGCAGCGTGACTCAGCCTATACCTGGGGTACGAATAATCGGATTGGAACGCGTCCTGCCTACCAGTTTATTGGGCCAGGCGTCGATACGATCACGCTCACCGGCGATCTCTATACCGAGCTGACGGGCGGTCGACAGTCGATGCAGATGCTACACCTCATGGCTGAGAAAGGGCGGGCGTGGCCGCTGATTGCTGGCTCTGGGGCGATTTATGGCATGTTTGTTATCACGAAGGTCACGGAAACCGGAACGGAATTTTTTTCTGACGGCTCCCCCCGGAAAATCACGTTTACCCTCGCACTAACCCGCGTTGATGAGTCCCTCGCTGCGATGTATGGCGATATCAGCGAGCAGGCGAAGAGCCTCGCAGGTAAAGCGGCGGATATGCTGTCTAAAGTGGGAGGCTGAAAAGGGTGAATATCATTACGGGTGAAGGGGCGACATCAACGCCCCGTTTTATGCTGAAGATTGGGGAAAAGGACGTTACCGATAAGATCAACCGCCGACTCATCAGCCTGACCATGACGGATGAAAAGGAGTTTCTGGCTGACACGCTGGAGATTGTGTTGGATGACTCCGACGGGCTCGTCGAACTTCCCGAGCGTGGCGTTGTTGTGTCGCTCTATCTTGGCTGGCTGGACCATGTAAATGCATGGCTGAAAAAAGGCAGCTTTATTGTGGATCAGGTGTCGCATACAGGCGCACCGGATAACGTCACCATCACTGCGCGCAGCATTGATTTTCGCCAGAAATTCAGCACGACCTATGAGCATTCATGGCATGACACTACGGTGGGTGACATCGTCAGCACGATTGCTGAGCGAAATAGCTTAAGCGCCATTATCGCTGACTCGCTGAAGAGCATTCCTGTTTCACATATCGACCAGTCAAAAGAGTCTGATATCGCTTTTCTGACGCGACTGGGGGATCTGCACGGCGGGAGAATGTTGGTAAAAGATGGCATGTTGCTGATGCTGGAAACGGGCAGCGCGGTTGATGCTTCCGGGAAACCGTTGCCCCAGCGAGTGATTCAGCGTCGTTCGGGGGATGGACATACATTCGTCATCTCTGACCGCGGGTTTTACACGGGTGTGATTGCCCGGTGGCTGGATACGAAAAACCCGAAGCAGAACCAGCAGGTTAATATTGAACGTAAAGCGAAAGCACAGACAAGCCAGACGGTTCAGCACCCGAATGCAAAGGCGGTTAGCGCACAGACAGCGGCTAAAAAGCAGAAAGAGCAGGAAATAAAGTATGCCGAATATATGTCGGGTGCGCCGGCTAAGCCTCTTATGCTGGAGAAAATTTACGCCAGTCAAACGCAGGCGGAACAGGCGGCAGAGTCATACTGGAAGCAGCTACAGCGAAGAACGGTTAAGTTTACTATCGTCCTGGCGAGAGGGGATGAAAGTTTCAGCACTGAAATGGTGGTGAGAGTCTCAGGCTTTAAAAAAATCATTGATGAGCAATCATGGCTGGTCAATAAGCTCACCCATAAGATTGACCAAAACGGCTTTGTGACGACCGTAGAGCTGGAGCTCAATAATGCAGACCTCGAGTACGTAATTAAAGAATCAGAGTCTAAAGATATTCCCAAAAAGTGAATTTAATGCTATTGTTGATTCACTTAATGTGATTCAAGAGGTGGTTCATGTTCCATTGCCCGAAGTGTAAGCATGTAGCACATGCGCGTACCAGTCGTTACCTGAGCGAAAATACCAAAGAGCGCTACCATCAGTGCACCAACATTAATTGCAGCTGTACGTTCGTCACCATGGAATCGGTGGATCGCTTTATTTCTGTGCCCGGAGCGACTCTTCAGTCTTCGCCTGCGGTGAAACAGAAAGATGGGCGTCCGTTGATGCTCTGA